GTTAGTTGGAGGCCCCCGCGGTTATGCCGCGTCTCAATGGCCCGTACCACTCGCGTGCTAGATCAGGCCGTGCGCGATTTCTGTCGCATTTGGGGTGTGGACGAGTTTGGTTTTGACGAGGTTTTCGAATCTTGTCTTTTCCAACAGAAGGGTGTCAAGAAGTTTCTGGCGGAATCCTGTCCTGTGGATTCCGAGGTGGCTCGTATGAGCTTTCAGTCTATAAAGAAACTTCTTCCTGACTCCTGTTCTTGTCTTGGTCCACCCATGCTTCGGTCGCTTGCTGAGAAGTTCTCCCGGCCTGGGCCGGATCTTCCGAGGGGGTATTTGGATTTCGCGAGGGCGACTGTGAGAAGGATGTTTCATAAGTCCTGGGACTTGGGGCTTTATGAACGTCATTGTTTGAATCTCTCTCCGTCGCTCTCCTCCACTGTCGACTCGTCGCGCCTCGAAGGAGGCGCGTTGGGTGAGGGGCTTGATCAGGCGTCCTTTTTGGATGCCTGTCTCTTCGGGCGGTTCTCGCCCGAGGAGCTGTCTGTCTCTGCCCAGTTGATCGTGGTGCAGTCCTCTGGGAAGCCTCGTGCGTTGTCGAGGTTTCCGTCTTGTGCGATGGTGGTGCGTCCTCTTCATGGGGCCATTTATGACTCGTTATCGCGTCATAGGTGGCTCTGTCGGGGTACGCCCACTGCAGAGGTTCTGGCAAATGCCGGTTTTAGGGAGGGGGCTGAGCTTGTTTCGGGCGACTACACTTCGGCAACTGATAATTTATCGCTGGAGGTAGCCGAGGTTGTTTTGGACGAGATACTGAAGAGGGCTTCTGTTGTTCCCTCGGCCGTCGGTGCTTATGCACGGCGGCTTCTGCGTCCGAACCTTTATAATTTGGAGCTCGGGATCGATGTCGTGCCGAGGAGGGGTCAGATGATGGGTTCGTATCTATCATTCCCGTTGTTGTGTATTCAAAATTTCCTGGCCTTTTCTTGGGCCAGGCGACGTGATGGCCGTTGTGGCCCTCGCGTTCCTTTACTCATTAACGGGGACGATATCCTGTTTCAGGAATCTGGTTCCTTCGAGGCGTGGTGTCGGGGGGTCGGTTCTGTGGGTTTGACTGTCGAGCGGTCGAAGACGTCGGTTTCGCTGAACTTCGGTTCATTGAATTCGACGCTCTTTTGTTGGCGCGATGGTCTTCTTGTCCCTGTTCCGACCCTCAGGTTTGGCCTTCTTCGGCCTCCG